CTGCATTAACAAACGAGGCAGCGAAGATAGACTTAGACAGCATCTTGGACGGTGGTATAGCAACCACTGGAGAACTGTACGCCGGGGGAAATACATCACAGTATAAAGTCTGGCACGCCGGTAACTTCACCCCGTTCACTAAAACCACTTCAGCTGGATCAAAAACACTTTCAGCATTTGAAAGCTGTTACTTCTCTTCTACAGGTACAGCCACTTTACCGGCTTCAGTATCGGTAGGTGATGAAGTTGAAATTACTGTTGGTAATTTCTCTAGTCTGGTGGTTGCAAGGAACGGTAATAACATTATGGGTCTGGCAGAAAACATGACCATTGACGCACCCTATTCATCTGTAAAACTTCGCTATGTTGGTGCAACAAATGGATGGGTAATTACCTGATTAAGTAGGTAATTGTGTGGAGATTGTTTTTTCTATACTGCCTCGAAACAGCAGATTTTGGAGCGGTATGTGCTGGACAATTTCAAAGATATTCCACCTTCAATAGCTGGAATGGTTATGGCAGTATTCATTGCAGCAATTCGAGTTATTTATGATCAAGAAGAGACTTCATTGACACGTATTATTCTGGAGTCTCTTCTTTGTGGCGCACTGGCTTTAACAGCTGGTTCAGCCATTGACGCACTCGGGTACGATAAAAACTGGACACTGTTTGCTGGTGGCGTCATTGGTTTTATGGGCTCACAAAGTATTCGTGCGTTTGCAAAAGTCTATCTAACAAAGAGGATTAATAATGGCGGAAAGTAATATCGTAACGGATTGGGTAGTATTCGAACCTTACTTTTCTAAAGAAGAGTTCGACTGCTCATTCACAGGCGAAAACCAAATGCTAGAAGAGTTCATGACTCGCCTGTTTGAACTGCGTGTCAGCTTAGGTTTTCCCTTTGTTATTACGTCAGGATATCGATCTCCTACCCATCCTGTCGAAGCACGTAAAGCCTCACCGGGAACACACGCGCAGGGCATTGCCTGCGACATCCAGATTACCAATGGATACGATGCAGGACGCCTCATCCAGGAAGCGCTGAAAATGGGCTTCAAAGGCATTGGGGTAGCACAGGATGCTGATCGTCCTCGGGATGCTCGATTCATCCATCTGGATTTACGTGACAGTCCTTTTCCCATTGTCTGGAGTTACTGAGGAGCGCCTATGGATCTGAATCCACTTTCCGCTATTTTGAGTATCGGTGAGGCCGCTATTCAGCGTATCTGGCCTGATCCCGTTAAGCAGGCAGAAGAACAGCGCAAGCTGGCTCAGCTCGCTCAGGAGGGCGATCTGGCTCGATTACAAGCGCATGTGCAGTTGTTGGTAGGGCAGCTGGAAATCAACAAACAAGAGGCACAACACAAGAGCCTGTTTGTGGCTGGTTGGCGTCCCTGGATTGGGTGGGTCGGCGGTATCGCATTAGCCTACCAGTTCGTCCTGTATCCGCTGTTGTTGTGGGTCTGGGCAATTCTGGCACCGGTAGGTATGGAAGCACCGGCTGCATTGGATACCAGCGCCCTGTGGCCCTTGCTGACGGGTATGCTGGGTATCGGGGGACTGCGGTCGTTCGATAAAATGAAGGGTACCCAAACGGATCGATTAAAGCCCTCGTGAGAGGGCTTTATGCACTTTTCCTGATCCACATCTGTAACGCATCTTCCGATACCAGTCCTGCCCGAACCAGCTCATTGACACTGTTACAGGTGTCATCCAGTTCCCAGTGATCCTTGTTCCATAACGCCAACTGGGTTTCCCCGTTGATATGTACTACAACGTAGCACTGCTGATCGGTCGGAAAGTGGAAGATGTTGCCTTTGTCCATAGCCAGATTCCTTGCTGTTTAAAAGTGGATACGACAGATATAGACAAAGGCAGATCGGGAATCAAAGAAAAAATCAAAAATTATTGAAATTTGACGGATTTGTTAATCCAGATTTGGTTCGCGGAAATTGACCGATTTAAGGAGCTTACCTTTCGGGTAGTGCTTACCGTCCTTACCGTACTGATCCTGTGCAGATACCACAGCAATAAGTCCTTCCGGTAAATGGCGATACGAACAGAGTACGCCCAGTTCTTCATACTTCGCACCGGTTTGTAATGCCTCTTCCATTGAATGGCAGAACTTGCTCAAATTCGATTGCTGGATCTCTTCCATATCTGCATCGACGTCGATACCGGCGCGATACCCCATACCATACGCTGTAACCAGAAGATCGCCAGTTGCATCTCGAAGCAGTCGAATATCCCGTTTCTGTACAGCTTCTTCCAGCTCTTCAAATTCCTGACGAATGATGCCCAGCTGAGCTGCCAGATCATCCCAGTTGGGTTCATTCAGTGGATGACGGACATTACCAATCAGGCGGTTCAACTTACTGACTTTTTCAAAGTTGGTTTCCATTCGTACTCCTTAATACATCAAGCCAGGTGTTGCTGCAGTTCAGTCATGCCACCAATGTGTTCTTCATCGACCCAAATCTGAGGAACGGTGCTTAGTCCTTTTTCTCGCATCTGTTCAACAAACGCTGCGTTCGTTTCTTCCCGTGCATCCAGGTATACGAAAGACTTGCCTTTAGTGGCTAAAAGCAGAATCGCTTGTTTGCAGTACGAACACTGACTATGACCAATTACACGATACATTGACTTACCTCTGTGTGGATTAATAAGGCGATCAGTTTACACAAAATTCATTTTTAGACTGAGTTTTGAAAGAAAAACTGGTTTTAAGTTGTTTAATTTGTTGTTTGGAAATCTTTGTTTATACACTCCGCTCATCTTTGAATACTCAGCTTCGTTATGAAGCAGTAAAGAGCGGGAGTATTGTGCTTGAATACTGAGTCAGAAAATCCAATTACTGAGTTTGCTGAGTTATCAGCGCGTCCTCTTGTAGATTGGAATAACGCTCCGTCTATTCGGGATCTTAAACTGGATTTCGAAGGGGCTAAGATCGAGCATGATAAACATGTACTGGCAGTTAATCAGTGGCTGGATAATCTCCATGTCCGTGGATCTGCTCGCGTAAATGTCGGCAAAGGCCGTTCCCGCATTGTTCCTCGACTGATCCGTAAACAAGCAGAATGGCGTTACGCTTCTTTATCTGAGCCGTTCTTGAGTACACGGGATCTGTTTAATGTGTACCCGGTGACGTTTGAGGATAAAGCCCGTGCTTATCAGAACCAGCTGGTTTTGAATAATCAGTTCAATACCAAACTGAATAAGGTCAAATTCATCAATGACTATATTCAGACAGCGGTTAATGAAGGCACGGTGATCGTGCGTGTGGGCTGGGACTATGAAGAGGAAACGGTAGAAGTTGAACGTCCTGTTGTTTCCTTTGTCCCGGCTCGCACGCAGGACGATCTGGCTATGCTGCAGCGTGCTATCAATCAGGAACCGGATCTGGAACCGGAATGGTATGAAGCAGCTGAACTGAGTCAGCAACACGCAAAGCCACTGGTTCCAGAAATTATCGGTACTGAAACCATTGAGGAAGTGCGTGTCATCCGCAATCAGCCGACGGCTGAAGTGTGCGACTACCGCAACGTCATCATCGATCCAACCTGCAATGGGGATATCGACAAAGCACGCTTTGTCATCTTCAGCTTTGAGACGTCCTTAGCGGATCTGGAGAAAGCCGGTAAGTACCAGAACCTGCACCTGATCAATGCGGAGAACGTCAATCCGCTGAACGATCCGGATCATGCTGCTGCGTCTGAAGACAATCAAGGATTCACCTTCAACGACAAGGCACGCAGGAAACTGGTGGCCTATGAGTATTGGGGCTACTGGGACATCGAGGGTAATGGAACCCTACAGCCGATTGTGGCCACCTGGGTCGGTGATGTCCTGATCCACATGGATCATAACCCGTTCCCCGGTCAGTTCCTGCCGTTTGTGGTGGTGCCCTATCTGCCGGTCAGCCGCTCGATCTACGGTGAGCCTGATGGCGCACTGTTGGAGGATAACCAGCGCATCATCGGTGCGGTGACACGCGGCATGATCGACATCATGGGTCGTTCTGCTAACGGCCAGACCGGTATCCGTAAAGATGCACTGGATCTGACCAACAAGCGGAAATTCCTTCGAGGCGAAGACTACGAGTTCAACGCCAATATTCCGGATCCGCGTAATGCAATCTATATGCACACCTACCCGGAAATTCCGGCATCTGCACAGATCATGCTGCAGCTTCAGAATGCTGAAGCGGAATCCCTGACCGGGGTTAAAGCATTCCATTCTGGTATATCCGGGCAGGCATTAGGCGATACCGCAACCGGTATCCGTGGTGCGTTAGACGCTGCATCCAAGCGTGAGCTGCATATTCTGCGTCGTCTGGCGGACGGCATTATTCAGATCGGTCGCAAGTTTATTGCGATGAATGCTGAGTTTCTGTCTGAAGAGGAAGTCGTCCGAATTACCAACGAAGAGTTTGTCACCGTTAATCGTGATGACTTAGCCGGTAATTTTGATCTGGAACTGACGATTTCCACTGCAGAAGAGGATAACCAGAAAGCCCAGGAACTGGCCTTTATGCTGCAAACGATGGGCAACAATATGGATCCGTCCATGAGTCGGATGATTCTGGCGGATATTGCCCGTCTTCGCAAAATGCCTGAACTGGCTAAGCGCATTGAGTCGTTTGAACCGCAGCCAGATCCGATGCTGGAAATGCAGCGTCAGTTGGAAATTCAAAAACTGCAGACTGAAATTGCCGAGATTCAGGCACGAATTCGGAACCTGGGTACTGATTCCATGCTGGATCAAGCCAAGGTGGAAACTGAACGGGCCAAGGCAGAAAACCTGCAGAGCGACACTGATCTCAAGAATTTGGATTTTGTGGAACAGGAGTCCGGCGTTAAGCAGGAACGTGATCTGCAAAAACTGAATGAGCAAAGCCGTGCTCAGGCAAAAACCAAACTGATTGAGTATGGCTTACGCGCTCAAGAGCAATCATCCAATAAACCGTCCTGATGGACATTAACTTATCTCGCCCCGAAAGGGGGAGGACAATTAAGGAAATAGCTATGGAAAACCACGATCTGGAAACCATCGAACTGAGCATTGAACACGCTAAGAAAGCTATTGCACTGAAAACATCAGTTGAGCGCCTGACCCGCAACCGTGACTTCAAAGCAGTATTCACTGAAGGTTACTTCGAAAAAGAAGCTCAGCGACTGGTTTTCCTGAAAGCAGACCCGTCCATGCAGGATGAAGCTGACCAGAAAGAAATCATCAAGCAGATCGACGCAATCGGCGTGCTGCGTCAGTACCTGAGCACACAGATGCACCTGGGTCGTATGGCAGAAAAAGCGCTGGAAGAAGATGAGCGCACTCGTGAAGAGCTGCTGGCCGAAGAAGGAGCTGCTGAATGAGTCGGAGCGACCTGAACAATGTTCTGGAGCTGTCCGACGAAGAAGTGATGCAAATGGAGCTTCCGTTTGCATCCGAAGAGCCGGACGTTGAAGGCTCCGCAGTATCTGCCGAGAACGACCCGGATACCCTCGATGACGAAGAGAACGATCCGTCAGAAGAGGAGGATGTCGCTGATGATGACACTGTTCTGGATGATGCAGGTGGTGACAGTGATACGGATGACGATAATGGAGAGTCCGCAGATTCAGCTGATGAAGCTGAGACTACTGACGCAGATGTAACCGACGAGGAGGAGGAAGAGGACGCTACAGAAACTGAAGCGACTTCTGCCGTCGATTACAAAGCTGAGTACGAACGCATCCTGGCTCCGTTCAAAGCCAACGGTAAAGAGATCAAAGTCGATTCTGTCGATGAAGCCATCCAGCTGATGCAAATGGGCGCGAACTACAACAAGAAAATGGCCGCGCTTAAACCAAGCCTGAAAATCCTTAAAGCGCTGGAAAGTAACGATCTGCTGGACGAAGACAAGATTAATTTCCTGATTGATCTGGGAAAGAAAAACCCGGACGCAATCAGCAAACTGATTCGTGACAGCGGTATTGATCCGCTGGACGTAGATGTAGATGGCGAAGCTGACTATAAGCCCAACACTTACACTGCGAATGATAAAGAGATTGAACTGGATGCGGTGCTCGAAGAAATTCAGGACACTCCCGCATACAGCCAAACCATCGACATCATTAGCAATAAGTGGGATGACGCCAGCCGTCAGGTATTGGTAAATAACCCGCATATCATCCGTTTGATCAATGCACAGGTCGAATCTGGACTGTTCGAGCAAATCAATCAGGTAATGGAAAAGCGGCGTGTACTCGGTCAGCTCGGAAATATGTCCGACATCGAGGCATACAAAATGATTGGTGATGAACTGTTCCTGGCTCAGGCAAATAATCCTGCACAGGCACCGGTTGAAAAGCCAATTATTAAAAAGCCCGCCGAGAAGAAACCGGATCCTGAAGTCGCCAAACGCAAAAAAGCAGCTGCTGCTACCAAAGGTAAACCGGCAGCTAAGCCCAGTGCCGATTTTAACCCTCTCTCCATGTCCGATGAGGAGTTCGAAAAGGTACTGAGTAAGCAGTATTTTTGATAACAGGCGGAGTGTCCTATGAGCCGAACTTACAATGATCCGATTGGCGGTACCCCTTCTTCTGTGGGCCCGCAGCTGAACGACTTTTACTTCCAGAAGAAAGCGCTGATTGAAGCGCGTAAAGAGCAGTACTTCATGCCGCTGGCAG